ACCCAGTTTGTCGCTGGGTGTACTTGCCTGACTCTGTTTGTCTTATTTCGCCATAATTGGAAGATGATTTTCCACCAGAAACACCTGTACTGGATTGAATATTGCAATTAACCACCCCTTGCGGGTTGTATGTTGGTTGCTTTTGATAAAATACACAAATATCCTCATGATTTCTTAGTGGTTGTTTTTTTGCATTTAGCACGCCTGTTACTTTTGATTTATTCCAGACCCATTGATATTTAAAATTATCCATGTTGCTGACAACGAGAATTGACGTAAAAGGTTGTGAAGCTGTCAATACGACTGCCCCTCTGCAAACTCTATTATATTCATTCCATATTTTATCTAGCGGGATAATACTATCCCACTTGTTTTGTGTCGTTCCATAAGGCAAATCACACAAAATCAAATCAACGCTGCCTGCTGGAATAGACTTCATAACTTCCAGGCAATCACCATGAATTAACTGAACACCTTCATTTTTAATCATCACATCTTCTCCAGAATTGCCATAACCTCATGAATGTCAGCAACAGGAATCTGGATAAACTCCTCATCCTCTGCCACCACATGACCAGCAGGTAGAATCACGTGGTCTGCTTGCTTCAATAACTCAATCAGATGGTCTACTGGCTTAATCTTTTTCGACTTGAGCACCTTCGCTGTAACTTTGCCCTTACCTTGCGCCTTCGCTTCTTCTACCGCCTCGTCGATAACTTTAACCGCATCATCGCCATGCTCACGCGTTACTGCTACGGCGTTTGCATAGCTGATTTGCCCAGCACTAATGCGTGCTTTTACTTCCGCTGGAACATCACCCAAAGACAGGTGCATCTGCACATCAGATACTGAACGACCTACCTTCTTGGCGATTTCTTCATTCGTCCAGCCAAAGCCTTTCAGTCTCGTATAAGCCTTTGCGCGTTCAAACGGGTCGAGCTGCTTACCCTGACTTGATGACACCATGAAGGCGATTTTATCAGCCTCATCGCCAGTGAAGTCCTTACACTCAATGCGAACGATTGGCGCGCCACGCTCAATGGCACGCAGTGCGCCGAGATAGCGATGCTGACCATCAAGAATGCGAATTCCCTTCTCATCAGGAATAACTGTTAATGCTGGCAGTGGCTGACCTGATTCCCAGCACTGCGCGAAATATTCCACATGCTGTTCATCTGCTTCGCGGATGTTATATCCCGGCTCCAGATAGATTTGCTCCACTGGCACGAGATATGTTTTGTTTACCGCGATGCCGTTGCGCGTCTCTTTGTCTGAATAGATTTTGCTTAGCGTTTTCATTGCTTATTCCTCATCACCTGAATTAGCAATATCGTAAAACTGACCGTAGGTTATCTGCTTAAAGTTATCAGGTATCGCTACCTGTCCATGACCTTCATCTTTTGTATTTGGCACTGCGAAAATCAGGCAATCATCCTTTTGCGGGTGTTTACCGCCATAAGTAGACAGCATTGCAAAACCAAATCCGCGACCTGATTGCTCGCCAATGCCTGTGCGCGCAATACCATAATGATTAACTATGTAGTCTTTCCATTCTGGCAATAACTTTAATTTCTCGTTTGCCTCGCGCATCACTGCATCCAGCTTTTTGTTGTATTCCCGCCCATCCTTTGTGTTTCCTTTTCCGCGAGCGATAACGACTCGTTGACCATCCCAATAATCTTCACGTTTTATTGTCACAGGGCATGGAAATTCAAACTGCTTACTCCACACAAAGCTCTCAAGTAAGCCACCGCAGACCGCGCCCCAGCTACGTGTTGTAGTGAAAGCGATAGCACCAACCTTTTTCATGGCATCGCCGAGAATTTCATTGCGACGCTTTTGAATGTCATCATATGCGCTAATGACTTTCTTAACATCATCACCTTCAACCATGTAGTAATCATAATGTTTTGCGTTACTGCTCATTTCCATCACCTCTAACATTTATTGTTGTTTCTACGTCATCACTATAAACACACCATCAATCTACGTCAACAGGAATATGCTAAAATCATGCTAATCAAACAACAGGAGATTTAATCATGGGTTCAACAAACGGTCCGTCTCGTTCACGCGCAACTGGTAACACCAAAACTGGCGGCAAAACCGGCGCAGTGAAGCCGAACGGTTCCACCCGCTCACCATCGCGCGGTAAAAAATAATGTTCGGCGCAGACATTGCCATCATGATCATGTATGTGCTGGGTTTCTCCTGCACGGGCATGGTTGCGTTTCTGGTGTTCATTCCGGCAATGGTGATGTCTGTGTATCTTGGATGGGTGCTTGTTGATTCATTTCCCGCCGAATATCTGTATTACCTTGCGCAGTCTATGGTCTGGTTGCTTCCGGCTATTGCGTTGCACAAAAGTACAAAGATGGCGCTCTGCGTGCTTACGATGAGCCTTTACGAATGGCTGGTGGCGATAGAGTCATTCGTATGGGAATTTATCACGCCTGTAGAAACGCCGCTTCATGCGCAGTACGCATTTATTATTATCGGCATCCATCTGTTCATCCTTTCCATCACTTTTAAATGGGGCGGCGAAATTGGACATTATTCTTGGCGTGGTCGCCATTGTTTTTTCGCTGATTCAAATCTATAAGTGCTGGAAACATATCATCAGCGAGACACGCAATGAACGGGACACTAAGGCAAGTCGCAGAGCAGATTATAAGCGGAACGACAGGACAGGTGATTGATAAGGCTGGATATGCTTCTATTGGCACAGGTATCGGTCTGAAGGTTGCAGAGCAAACACCTGTCACGCAATCTTATTTTGAGGCTATGATTCCACACAGCCTGACAGAGTGGGCGGCAGTGGCGTCAATCCTCGGCGCTCTGTCTCTGGTAATAAAGAATCTGTTTGAGATGTGGTGGAAAGTCCGGGAGTCAAAGAAAAATGACAGCACCAACACCTGAAGAACTTGTCAGCCAGATGGCATCGCGCGGGATGACCATCACCACAACGGATGCGTCTGGCATTCTGTGCCTTGTGGCATCAATCAGCGAATGCCTTGAGCTGAACTATCCTAATGATGAATGCCGACAAAATGCAATCATGCTGTGGGCTGCCATCCTGATTAGCGCAAATACCGCTGGTCGCTACGTTACCAGTCAGAGCGCACCGTCTGGCGCATCACAATCATTCGCGTATGGCAGTAAGCCGTGGGCGGCACTGTACAATCAGATGAAGCTACTGGATACAGCCGGATGCACTGGCGATTTAGTGGAAGACCCTGACGGAAGCGGTAAGCCGTGGTTTGCGGTTGTGCGTGGTTCACGTTGCGGAGGTAGATAATGACTACTGGTCAAATCAAAGTAAAAGTTGGCGTGCGTAGATATTGCTTATGGCCTATGGCTGTTCTTGCGCTACTGCGCATTCCTGTACCGAAGTGGATGTTTACTATCGAGAAGGCATCATGACTAGTATTGCCCGGTTTTCCTATACGCAGCCATGTACCATCTGGCACAAAAGCGGCACTGACAAGTACGGCAAGCCGACTTTTGACGCACCAGTGAGTATCATGTGCGATTATGGCTTTAACGATGATGTATCGACCGATGCGAAAGGCAATGAGATTGTGCAGAAGAATACTTTCTGGACAGAATATACTGGCGCTAAGGTAGGTGATTACATCATGATTGGCACGGTGACAGAAGTTGACCCACTGGCGGCTGGCGCAAACCAGATTCTGAATGTGATCAATTATGGCAATACGTTCAATCGAGCTGAGCCACCTGATTTCGCACTGGTGACATAATGGTTGCTAAACTTCGAGGCCTTAACGAGGCAAGGCAGAAGACGCTGGACATAATTGATGACGTTATATCGCTAAAGGCTGTTCGTGCCATTAAATCAGCAAACTACATAATCAGAACTGAGGCCGCCGTTTATACGCCAATTGATACATCAAATCTCATAAACAGTCAGTTTGATGTGGTTGACATTAATGGCACCAGAATAACTGGTAAAGTCGGTTATACAGCGAGATACGCATACTACGTGCACGAGGCATCAGGGAAGTTGATGGGCAAGCCGAGAAGAGGCGGAAAAGGTAACTATTGGGATCCGGAAGGCGAGCCTAAGTTTCTTGAGTTGGCAGCAAACAGAACAAAGGAACTCGTTTACCGCACAATAAGACGCGAGATGAAACTATGAACATGCTTGAACTGGTTGATGCATATCTTCATGATGCTGGATTATACGATGGCTGGACTTCGCAGTTGCAGTTCTGGAATGACACCGGAGATGGAAATGAGCAATTTATTGTTCTGCAATCCAATGGGGGCACGCAGGTTATGGATGGCCTCGGCGGTGATTTCTATTTCTCGTTGTATATTGTCGGTAAACATGGTCAATACAACGTGGCGGATGTTGCCGCTAAAGCCAATGAGATTATCGAATACATCAAGACGCATCCGATTGATTCATGTGTCAACTACATTCAGTTGCAAGCGCCACTCGGAAGACCGATGTTAACGGAAGAGAAACGGCCAGTGCATGAGTTGCTTTTGCGTGTTGTGAAATAAATAAAGCCGCATGAAGCGGCTTTTAATTTGGTGGGCACGGACGGATTTGAACCTTCAATCAGCCGATTATGAGTCGGTTGCTTTAACCAATTAAGCTACGCGTCCATAAGTGCTGGTTTAAGCATTGCCAGCGTGCTTTCTTAATATCCAGCCCCGTAACCCATACATACCCCTACATATGATTGCGATAATGCTGGATATTAAGTGTTGTGGCGTCTCGCGATTAACTGAAACTGGCATAACAATGGATGCAAACCTATCCAAATAATCAATATGGCATTACCACAACGGAAAGAGCACTGAAACACACGTCTGTGTCGCCTGCGCAATGGGTTCGAGTTCCGCTGATATGCGCCAATGCTCTTGCCTGTTGTGTGCCCATTATTAATCACAGCGGGCCACTGCGCCGAATTTGTTTACAAGGAGTCGGAAGACCTTGCTGACTTACAGGCTATTACGCCGCCATCAGAACAACATCATCGTTTGCATTTATCTTTGTGGTCAGTTTCTAAAAAGCCAGCAAAGTCGCTCACGAAAACTATCTGAAATACAATCTACACCACAAAATAATCACTGTCAACACCTGTGATATAATCACCACGTTAGCAGCTAACACAATTCGGAGATCGAAATGGCTATTTGTGCAAATGATAAAGGCGTTCTGGTCGGTCGCATGACCCGACTGTTTCTTGCTGAAGGATGCGGTGACGCAGTTCCGGAAGCAGGAGACTGGAAGTATTTAGGATCAACAACCAGTAAAGGTGTTGACTACTCGCCGCAGACCACTACGTCGGAAGCGGATACCGCTGGCGGTTTTGTTTCCACTCTCGTTACCAGCTCTGATATGACCATCAGTGCAGAGGTTGAAATCCGCAAGAATGACCCGAGCGATGAATTTGGCTTCCATCGTCTGGTTGAGATTTACGCCACTGAACTGAAAGCGCGTCGCCAGCCTTCCTTGTGGGTGCGTGAGGTGACTGGTGCGACTATCGTTACCGCGTACTGCAACATTACCAGCATCAGTTACGAAGGCGGCACTAACGACATCGTTACTGGCAGTCTTGAGTTCAAGGTTTACGATTCTGACAGCGTTACCGTAGAAAGCCTTGAGCCGCTGAAATTCACCACTGACCTGCAATCAACTGGCAGCACTGGCAGCCCGTTAACAGTTGCTGTTGAAGGTGGCGTCGCACCATACACCTACGTTTGGCGCAAAGATGGTGTGGTTGTTGGTGGTGAGTCTGGCGCATCACTGGCAAACCCTACAGCTGGCGTGTATACCGTAACGGTGACTGACTCGTCTACTGATCCTGAAATCATCATCAGCACGGCGTGCACCGTGTCCTGATAAAGAAAAAGCCCCGAAAGGGGCTTTTTTATTCTTTCGGTGGTTCAGGAAGGGGCATCCAGTGGGTTACCCTGCTACGACTGAACCCGTACTTGTCATATATTGCAACAGCATAATCAGTCGCTGAATGTACAGGCGCGTCCATGTAAACCAGAACTGTAGCACCTAATTCAGGCATCCTATCACCGCACTTAATCCACTCGCTCATAACTTATCCTCATTCATTTTAAGGAAGACAATCATGGCGGCGCGGAGTGGGTTTTCATGCTGGCAAATAAACACATCATCACCACGAAACATCATGACAGCACTGTTTGTTGCCAACGGGCAATCTTGTCCATTGTTTTGAATGACGTCAATTTCATGCTTAACGATAATTGGCCACGCTTGTTCCACATTATTGCAAGGATTGAATAGGTTGCCATTTGATGCTCTAAACCCTTTAATCCAAATCCTGCTTGTTTGCCAAACTGGACCCATACCTGACTCATCAGTATCGCTACCAAAGTCGTCAACGCCAGAGGGGAAGAACAGGTGTTCACTCAAACCTAACATATGCGCCACTTGGCAGTTAATTTCAAAATCACTCATCTCTTCATAATTTTTCATATCACCTTATCCTCATCAAAAATCACGCCAATCACACGAAGTAAGTCTTTCGCCATGCGTTCAGCTTCTTCATAGTCGTAACCTGCATCTACATACAAATCAGTGTAGAAAATCAGGTCTGCTTTTGTTTGCTCGTTCATTTCTTGTCGCCGCTATTAACTAATGCCCAAACAAGTGCTGCAACCCATCCAATAAAACTCCACCCTACAAGAATATTCAGCACACAGATTGCGGTCGTATTTGTGTGCTTTCTTTGCAATGCCACAAATGACGGGAGAAGATAAGCAAATACCACCAATCCAGCGAAAAACAACAAAATAACAACATCCATAGCCAACCTCAACTGTTAATAACTTGTTTATATTACATGCCGTTTTTTTCGCACAAAGCAACAGATACATCACGCAATTGCTCTTTTGTCATATCCTTGCGCGCATAAACCATTTCTACAATTGCAAGGCCGATTACTTCTGCTGATTCGTTGTTTTTTGCTGAGCCTTTCACCACCACCTCAGCAAGATTCTTGCTGACACCGTTATCTCGAACTTCAGCTGTGTTTAATGCGATGTCGCCAATGTTCTTGCACACCTCTGATGTTGCAACAGCAGAGAAAGAAGAAGCCAACAGGACAGATGCGATCAACATTTTGATTTTCATAACTCACCTCATTCATATCTCGTTTCGATGACTTGAATCTACATCACCACCTAGCAGGTGTCAACACCACTGAGATGATATAATCAACATCAGTCAAATTCAGGATGCAAAACATGAGCAATCGCACGCCACTAACAGAAATCGGAGAGATGCGCATATCGCTTTCCGATAGGAGTTTTTTCTTCAAGCCATCATTCCGCGCAATGAATGAAATTGGCACACCAAAAGAAATCGTCGAGGTATACGCTAAGCTCAATGGCATTGATTATGTTGCGCCATTGCAGCACGTCGAATACCTGCCATTTGGCGCGCAGATGCAGGTTATGAAAACCATCAGCAAACCAGTGTTTGGTCGCCATGTGCTGAGCGCGGCCTATATCGTCATGCAATCATGCTGCGAAGATGATATCTCGGTGCTGATTGGTGGTTGGAAGCCAACACCGCGCGGCGTGCGATACGTGCCGGGCATCATGCCAGTGAGCGACATTATTATTATTGCGCGCAACCTGATGCAGCACGGCATTATCGGCAAATCACCACTCAAAGTACCTGAGCGGCTGGAAGAGCAGGGTAAGAAAACCACAAACGAATTTCATGCTTCACAATACATCATCTCAGCACGCACGCATTTCGACATGACGCGCGATGAGGCTGAAAACCTGTCCATGACAGAGTTTCAGATGATGATTAAGAATAAATATCCAGAGCCGAAAGGGTTAACGAAAGAAGAACGTGCGGCTGAGTACGATCAGGCTAAAGCAGACCGTGAGCGCATGAAGGCACTGGCTGAACGCAAAGCGAAAAAAGCGAGGAATACATAATGGCTGAAGAAGTCGGCGGGATTGTCTATGAAGTCGGGATGGATGTTAAAGGTCTGAAAGCTGGCGCGACAACAGTCAATAAGACTTTAGATGACCTTGAATCATCAACCAATAAAACCACAAGCGCGCTTGGCAAGCTGGATAAAAACGCCAGAAATGCTGGCAGCGGAATGAAGAATGCTGGCGGTGCAGCTTCAGGGCTTAAAACCAGCATATCGATGTTGGCTGGCGCAATATCCGTGTCACTGATTATCGAATGGGGCAAGCGATTCCTTGAGGTTGCCGATAACATGACTCAGCTTCAGGCAAGGATTGCTCGTCTGTCAACTGATGCGAAAACCGCGAACGAAACATTCAGCACACTGGCAAATATCGCCTCAACAACTGGCGCAAGCCTCAGTGACACCACGAAGCTGTGGGAAACATTGACGTCATCACTGAAAGAGGCTGGCGCGACAAATGCGCAGGTTCTTAACCTTACAGATACCCTGCAAAAAATAGGTCGAATCGGCGGGTCATCAACCGAAGAAATGGCGAACGCATTACGTCAGTTCGGTCAGTCAATCGCATCTGGCACAATCCGCGCCGAAGAATTTAACTCCATCCTTGAACAGATGCCTGAACTTGCGCGCCAGATAGCGGCAGGTCTTGGCATTTCAATGGGTGAGCTTCGCGCCAGAATGCTTGACGGAAAACTGACGGCGGAAGATGCGCTTAATGCCATTCAGGACAGAACAAGCGTAGTTAATGCTGAGTTTGAAAAACTTCCTCGCACAATGGATCAGGCCGTTGGCTCTCTTGAAGTTTCATTCTCAAAACTTGTGGTTGCCGTCAATGATGCGACTGGCGCATCAAAAACAGCAGTAGAGATCATCGACCAGCTGGCAAAATACATTGATTTCCTCGGCGATAAATCAACCAGTACGAGCGACAAGATTCTGTCTCTCGCCGCTGTAATTTCCAAGTTAAATCCCGGAGCATGGGCGCAGATGGGAGTTGATGCGCTTTTTGGTGATGACGATATTGAAAAGCAAAAGCAATATAACGAACAGGTTGAGCGATTCGTTAAGGCATCAGCGGAAGGTTACGAGCAGACAAAGAAACAGGCTGAAGCAACAAAACACCTGAAGATTGCACAAGCACCAACCAAAGACAAAAAGGGAAAAGGAAAGGGCAAGAGAGCCGAAGAACGACAAGCTGAATCAGTAGCTGAAAAGCTGGAGAAATTACGCCAGCAAACCATGCTCAATGCCACATCTACCAGCGAACTATCCCGCGAGCAAGCCATCCTCAATGCGCAACAATCGCTTGGCAAAGCCGCCACACAGGAGCAAATTAAACTTGCTGGCGAGTACGCTGCGAAGATTTGGGACCAGAAGAATGCGCTGAAGGAACAGGCGGCAGCGGAGAAGGAAAGAATAGATGCAGTAAAAGGCTACAGCGCATTAAAATCGCAAACCTCACCAATGTTTGCTGTTGAAACGTCATATCAGAAGGATATGGCTGATTTGGATGCGTATGCCAAAGCGTATCCGCAAAAGATGGCAGAGATACAGCAAACCAGAGCTACCATTGAGGAACAGTACAGACAACAAAGAATTGAAGCAATGTGGCAGGAATGGAGTCAGCAGAACGCAGCCACACAAGCAGCCGCAGCAGCTTTTGATGCTTTCGGGCAGACTGCTGGAAACGCGTTAACTGGCATCCTCACTGGCTCAATGTCTGTATCAGATGCGCTGCGATCAATTGGTTCAAATATTCTGTCAAGTGTTATCAATGCGTTTGTGCAAATGGGTATCCAGTGGGCGCAGTCGGTGATAATGGGTCAAGCTGGCATGGCGGCGGCTTCTGCTGCAACAATTGCTCAAGCTGCGGCAATATCTGCAGCAATGGCTCCCGCCGCAGCAATGACATCTCTCGCAACTGCTGGCACAAACTCAGCGCCCGCTATGGCTGGCATGTCTGCAACTGTTGGTCTTGCAAAAACGTTATCCATTGCTGGCGCTCTGAAAAACGGTGGACCGGCACAGGCCGGTTCAATGTACCGCGTCGGCGAGAACAACCTTCCCGAGATATTCCAGGCATCAAACGGCCATCAGTACATGATACCGGGTGATAGTGGTCGCGTTATCAGCAACAAAGACATTACCGGAGGTGGTAGTGGCGTTGTGGTTTATAATAACGTGATAAATAACAGTTCAGCACAGGTTAGCAGCAGCGCCAGAGATAACGGTGACGGCAGCGTGACAATTGAGACGATTGTGAGTGATATCGAAAATAACGGCGCGATAGGGCAGGCTATTTCAAGAAATTACTCAACAAACCGGAGAGCAACCGAATAATGGCTATCATCAAATACCCTGACTGGCTGCCACTCGCACAGCGCGCCAGTAAAAACCTGACACAGCAAACTCCGTTCCGCAGTGACCAGCCTGCGGTCGGGGCGCCGATTTTCCAGAAGTTGACAACTGATATTGCGGCGACATGGAGCCTGACGTGGATTTTTACACTGGCTGAGGAGCGTGCATTTATCCAGTGGTTGCGTAGTCCGAGTTACCTCAACAAATGCAACAACTGGTTCACCATGATGATTGACCTCGGCGGCAGCGGCTTGCAGGAGCAGACGCTGCACTTTACCGACCATCCTGTACAGACCAGTATTGATGGTGGCGTGGTTACGTGGACTGGCAATGTTATCGCCAAAAAACTCAATAACACAATGGATGAGTTTGATGACGTCCTGGTTGAGCTTGATTACAGATGGTATAGCTGGCTGGATGAAGTTGTTAACCGTGACCTGCCGGAGTATCCATAATGCCATCATTACGCGATTACAAAGCAAAGCGCCCTAACTGGGCGTTATTCGACACGATAACGTTTTATCATTCTTCATTTGGCTATGTGCGTCTTGTGGCTAACGTGCTTGATGAAATGGTGCTTGGCGGCGGAACTTACCTGCCAGTGCGCATGGACATCACGCAGTCTCAGCAGTCGAACACGCCAGCGATTAACGCAACCGTCAAGTTTGCCCGTCTGGCTAATGACTTCAAGCAATACCTTAAATTGTGGACTGGTTCAGGTCGCATTGAGCCAATCAGCGCCCTGTATCAGCGATTTGAAGAGACTGACACCAACACACCACTTAAACCGTATCGCCTGTATGTCAGCGATGTGGCAATGGATGGCTCTGACGTTACCGTAACGCTATCAATCAAAAACCCAATCAAAGGAAACGTGGCAAAACTTTATGACATCGCTCAATTCCCCGGACTGCGTAATGTCTGATGAAGAATTTGCGCAGTTAATGTTTGGCAAGCCATACAGGGACAGATGCTGTCATGTTGACGCTGTAGACTGCTGGGGGCTGGTGGTTCTTTATTACCGCCTGTGCCGTGGCATCAACATTCATCACGACGACAGTTACGATAATGGCGGCGCTTTTGTTACCTGTTTCGATAGTGAAGTGACATTCTGGCGAGATACGCAATCACCAGCAACAGGTGACGTTGTTGTGGCATATCGTGGCAGAGTCCCTGTGCACATCGCCATGATATGGGGGCGTGATAGAATACTTCATGCGCGAGAGAAAACGGCAGTCAGATTTGACAGACTGCGAACACTCGAAAAAATATCAACAAAGTTAAGGTTTCTCACCTATGCCAGTAATTCATGTTCAGAAGATGCCGGGCACGCCGAAAGAGACGGGGATTGTGCCAGCGGGTACAAACCTGTGGAAGTGGCTTAATAAATCAAACCTGCCAGCGAGCATTTCAATTGCGGTAAATGGCAGAGTGCTTGGTGAAGATGATGAGCTTTCTTTCTGCCTGCGCGATGGCGATGTGGTCAATGTTTATTGTCAGCCATCAGGAGCAATTGGAGACCTTATCGGTGCGATACTGAAACCAGTAACGAAGATTTTCTCGTTTCTTACACCGAAGGTATCCACACCAAAAACGGATACCAGTTCAAAAACATCACCTAACACCAGTCTGAAAGCGCAAACCAATATTGCGCGCAACGGAGAGGCGCGACCTGATAACTTCGGACAGATTCGAGCGTTTCCTGATTTGCTTCAGGAATCATTATTTGAATACATCAATAATATTAAATATGTCACCGAGTTCATGAACTTTGGCCTCGGAAAATATGATGTATCATCCGTGCGTTACTCGGAATCAAACCTCGGTTCACTGGCTGGCGCGAGCTATACAATTTATCAGCCGGGAGAAGTTATTCCGGTTGTGTATGAGCCGTATGCATTTGACGACGTTGATGGGCAGGAGCTTTACGGACCAAACGAACTGGATACCGACCCGCCACCAGTGGTCATTGAAACCGCAACCACCACCACGGTCACAGAGACAGAATTTGCTGGTGGTCAGATTGCCGTTAAGATACCGAAGGATTCGGCATTTGATTACTTCGTTGACCTAACAATGCCGCATGATGTGGTATTCAAGCTGAATATCACTTACGCGCAGGGAGGTGGTGCATCTGTAACTGAAAATGTTACGCTATCAGGAAGACTTGTATCTGCAACAGAAACAGATGATGGCGGATTGCCACCAGTAAACTACTGGTACACATTTATTATTAACAGCATCAACTACTCAGGTGCGCCAATATCATCACTGAATGGCGTGACGATTAATAACACCTATTTCAATCTGACAGATAACCAGCCGATTGTTTCCGGTCCGTACTTTTCACCGATTGATGGTGATCAGCTTTGGGTGCACCTGCAACACCAGACCAATGATGGCAATGATTTCAGAGTGTTCATTGAGTGGTGGAAGATTGACGAAGATAACGTTCAGATTCCAGGAACTTATCAGTCGATGAGCTATTATCAGGACGTGGACAGAAATGACACATTCTACTACACGATCAAGTTAACTCCATCAGCAGGTGCTGGTCGCTATGCGATCCAGATGCGACGAACAAACAACAGTTCCGACACGTCAATTCTTCAGCTTGAGGAAATACACTCAATAGTAACTCGCACCAACGTTTCGTATCCAGATGACACCGTGGTTAAGGTTGTCGTGCGAGCCACAGAGAACGCAACAGGCAGCCGCGACAGGAAATATAATGCATTAATAACGCGCCATACCATTGGATACAACCGTGATACTGGCACGGTGCGCTACACTCTTGCACCTTCACGCAGCTTTGCTGATGCTGTTCTGCATAACTGGCTGATTACCGCTGGTAACCCAGAAAACACGATCGACATCGTGAGGCTGTATGAAATTGCTGACAGCCTGCCTGATGTGCGTTTGGGTTATTTCGATTACACGTTTGACGATGAGGATAAAAGTATTGGCGAACGCCTGCAGACCATCTGCGATGCTGCTCGTGTCACTGCATTCTGGGATGATGGCGTGATGAGTTTCTCTCGTGATGAAAAACGAGAATATCCAGCAACTGTATTTAACACCAGAAACACACAGAGCGATGGCTACAAACTGAGTTATGACATTAGCCTGCCCGGAACCTACGATGGTGTTAACGTAGAATATCGCGACCCAACAACGAATAAGCAGGCCAACGTTTACTATCGAATTACCGATAGCGGAATAGTCGAAGGCGAGCCAACGAAAGCAAAGAAATTCGACATGCTTTATGTTCGCAATCGCTATCAGGCTGTTGACCGGGCAATCCTTGAATGCCGCAGGCTGATTTACTCACGTCGCAGCATGGAAATCAAGGCACTGGCGGATGGCGAATGGGTTAACGTGGGTGACATGATAAGTGTCGTTGATATGTATGATGACGTGCAACAGACTGGCATTATTGAAGCGCGCAATGGAAACATATTCACAACCAGCGAGCAGCTTACGGCTGATGATAACCTATACGTTGTGATTACCAGCTCTGATGGCAGCGTGTCAGACAGATTGCCAGCCACAGTAACTGGATTGCATACATTCACTTGCAACCTTCCGTCTGATTTCGAGTTGAATATTTGGGATGGCACTAATGTGCAATCTGAATCCCGTTACGTTCTGAGCACAGAGAAAGAACTGGACACCACTTTGTGGGTTGTCAGCCAGAAGAATCCGGGAAGTGATGGAACAACAACACTGACGATGAGTGAATACTCTGATGAGATGTACGAATATGCCATTCCGTCATCGTGATACAATATACATCAAATTCACAAAGGAGCATTTATTATAATGGCTACCACACCAACTAATAAACCAATCCCGTCAGAAGACCCGCGCGACCTGAAATTTAATGCCGGGAAGATTGACGAGGTTGTAACTGGTAACAACCACTACTATACCGATCGCTTTGGCGTGCGCCGCTGGACAATTGCTGGTTTCCAATACACCGCAGAAGAAGCCATTCGCAAGTATGGCTACATTACGATGGACAGCTTCGAGGATGGTGCGACACTGACGCTTCCCAATCAGACACTGCGTTATGAAGCAAATGGAGAATATTATCGCTGGGATGGGGAGTTTCCAAAAATAGTTCCGGCTGGTTCAACTCCAGATAGCACAGGTGAGGTTAAATTAGGGGCATGGGTTAGTGTTGGTGATGCTTCGCTAAGAGCAAATCTTATTGATGTTAATGATCATCTAGGTGATGCACTGATAGCTATCAAACAACCGTACAACGGTTCTTTGGCGAGAACACAGCACTCTAAGAACTTGGATACTATTAGCGTTAAGGACTTTGGTGCTGCTGGTGACGGCACAACTGACGACACCGCTGCCATTCAATACGCGTTTGATGCCGCTCACTCTGCTGGGCGGAAATTATATTTTCCAACCGGGGTGTACCAAGTAAGTTCCACGCTTACTGCAAAATTAGGAACCCACTATGCAGAGTATGGTTTGAGCATAGAGGGTGAAGGGCGTGGTGCATCGGTTATTCAATTTACATTCACTGATACGAATTCCCCAGTTGCGGGGATCAACCTAGTACCAGAGTCCGGCTCTACTGGTTATAACTTTGATATTAAAGGTATGACATTGAAGGGAACAACTGCTGCTGCGGTGAGTTCTCTTATCTACTGCACAACAGATACATCAGGAATTATTCTAAATAACTTATACTTGCGAGATGCAATAACTGCATTTCACACGCCACACGATTGCTGGATTAGCGAATTTCATAACATAAATATGTCATGTCGTGATTACGGGATTCGTATGGATGCTTCTGGTACAACAAACCGTTATGACGGTTGTTTTGTATTCGGCGCAGCGGTTAGTGCCTATAAGCTGCGTGGTGATTACAGTACCATTGGCGCTCTTGCAGCCGATAATTGTACAGGCACTATCTACGATTTACGATTCTTCGCGGGTTCCGCTCAAAGCCTGGGGTCAGAGCAACCCAATACCGGAGTAGTCCCTGATTACATCGTTAACTGCGATGGTGGTATAGTTAATATAGACTACTTGTTAGGATTTAGATCAGCACCAGTAGACGGCACTACTTGGTATGCGGTTAACGTTGGGGCGGGAACTGTTGATGTTAAAAACTTGATTGTAAGTTCAAATACTGGGTCAGACACTTCCGTGGCAGTTACTGGTGGTTTAATCCGTGGGTTGACAGGCCCAGTGACAGTTCAGAATATTGTGGCGGTACACAACCTCGCGTCAACAGCACCTGTTCCTCTTACATTTTCTACCCCACTTATCAGAAACTCTCCGTGGAAGATTAAATCAAAAACATCCACAGAAATTGCCGTATTTCAGGAAAGTAAGCCATATATTGGATTTGGAGTTGCGGCGGCTGAACGGCCTAGAGACTTGGATGGCGTGCTAAGTAAGCGCAATCTTCAAGCAATATACATGGACTCTTCAGGAGCACCAAGAAACTCAGGTGTTGGGGTAAACCTGCAAACAGACCGAGATAAATATAAAGCAGCCCCCGCGCAAGGTTCATGGTTCATGGAAAATGACCCTTTATCTACAGGAAGGTCTGGTTATACTTGCTCAGCAGTCGGAATAGATATCAGTAGCAGCAGTTTTTTAGGTATTCCTGTTATAACTACTACTAAGCCAACATCTAATTTAATAGTAGGTCAGAGTTTCTTTAGCGTCGGGCATAACAAGCCGTTGTGGTGGAACGGGTCAAATTGGGTTGATGCTACCGGGGCAACCGTTGCCTAAAACAAAGCCCCGAAAGGGGCTTTTCATTTATTAATTAAAACGGAATGTCGTCATCGAAGTCCATCGGAGGCTCATTGCCTCCTTGTGGGCTTTGTCGTTTTGGTGGTTGCTGTTGTTGTCGTTGCGGTTGCTATCCTGATTGCTGGCGTTGTTGCTAAAAACCATCAAATATCAATGGCTCTGATGGTTTTTTATAGTTTGGGTAATTTATTGCTCTCCAGTCGTTAAATGCCATCATTGCAGCTTCCCAACCAAGGCATGCACACGCGAAGGAACCTAATTCTTTTGCCGCCTTTAGGTATGCCATTTGACCGGGCTGCCATTTTGATAAAGTATGATCCATTCTTTTCATCTCCATAACGAATGATTGCTTTCCTGTGATGATGATGTCTGACGCCCCGAAGTTTAGCGCGCCTTTTTTCTTCAGGTTTTCAACTTCATACCCTTTACGCTTTCCTTCATTTGGTACGTGAATCATAACTCTTGCAAAGTCAGGATATAGCTTCCTTATCTGATTAACAAAAGTCTCCAGCTCAGCATCTTCTGACGGGCACTTTTTGTTTCTGTAATCTAAATTTCCATATACCTTAACGCCTTCTGGAAAAATCATAATATCCCCCAATACATGCCTTTAACGTTGAAATATTTACTACCCTTATCTCTTCTGAACATAATCACTGATGGCGCGACAGCCTCATCTCTTTTAGATATTGCATCATCAATTGACATGTTATGTTCACCAAAGCACTTCTCACAAAATTCTTCCCACTCCTTCTTCATCCATTCCTTCTCAGAGTTTGGATTGTAGAACTTGCTAACAAAAAATGGTTTCTGTTCAATAGCAAATTTTACGTGCACCAAATCTTCACCGCTTGAAACGTAATGCTTCATGATGTTCATCATGGTTACACTTGATTGCTTGGTTGCATAAGGAGAAGAATCAAGCCTGTCAGCTTCTTCCTTTAGCTTTTGGTTGGGGTCAATAATTTCAGCGCCGCATGATGTGCAGTTTCTTGCCGCTATATCATTTTCAAATCCACAATCAGGACACTCTTTCACCGACCACTTATAAGTACACCTGTGCATTTCCCTTAATGGCCCGTGCATAACGTAGTTTTTACACCTCCTCCCAAAATGAGCAGGCATAGGCTTGCTTCCAATTTTTTCACCTGACTTATCAAAAATATCAATCATTACTCTGTCACCCGCCAAATCCATCCAGTAACCTTCCTTGTCAACTTCAAGATTTTCAGGATTTGGGCGCACACCAAATTCATTAATAAAGCCACAAAGAGGGCATTTGACATCCATTGGCACGGATGGTTTTTTCCTTGTTGCTTTTATTTCTGGAGTGAACAAGTCCCCAGTCTCAGAAAAGTGGCGCTGAATGTTGCCTGCGTAATCGCTGACAAGAAAGTCTTCCTTGCCTTCATAAAGACGCGTCCCCCTGCCAATTATTTGCTGGTAGAGTCTTGGTGATTCTGTGGCTCTCATTACTGCTATGTGATCACAATGAGGAACATCCACCCCTACAGTAAGGATATTCTGGTTAACGATGTATTTTACTTTTTGTTCCTTGAAGTATGATATTGCCTTGTTGCGATCTGCTGTTGGCATATCACCAAAAACATAACTATAAGAACCGGGAGGAAGTGACTCCATTATCTCCATAGCGTGTTTCTTGGTGCTGGCAAAAATCATCGTTCCGCGCCGATTAACAGAGCGACGGATAATATCTTCAACAATACGTGATGTTTTTCTTCCTTTGCCAACCATAGCCTTTTCAACTGAAGCTGTTGTGTACCGACCCAACTTATCCTTTTCAAGACAAGACGTATCATACTCATCAACAACAGGCTCTGTTACTGGAGGAGTAAGGTATCCATTTTCAATTAGGAATTTAGCCTCAAGCTCATAAACAACCTTATCATAATATGGGTCAATGGCGGTTTCTTCATCTGTTGGCCCATCAATGTAGTGCTCTTTGTAGATGTATCCAGTTCCAAGGCGATAAGGCGTAGCAGTCATTCCAATAACACGCAGTTTTGGATTGCGACGCTTCATTTCATTAATAATAAATTTAATGGTTGGTGTTATTCCATCGCACTCATCAATAATGACAGCACCATACTTATCACCAAACATCTCTATTGAGTTCTTGATTGTAACTGGTGAACCAAACACCACCGGATGACGCAGGTTTTTGGGGCCAGCCTTTGCACTGAACATGCTGGCTGGTTCTCCTGTAAGAAGATATTTAGCGCGATTTTGTGTGACGAGTTCCGCTGTGGGAGCAATGCACAAAACTCGCTTTTTGCTCATACCATAAATACGAGATGCAAGTTCTGCTACAACCATAGATTTTCCTGCACCTGTCGGGAGGATGATAACGCATGATGAGATGGTGCTGCGAATGTGTGCCATAGCTGAATCCACAGCTTCCTGTTGGTATGGCCTTAATGTGTATTTCATCAGTCAAACTCCTTGCACCACTCGACAACATGCTCGCACTGCTTAACATCAAACATTCCTATGTGACACTTCTCTTTTCTTATTCCCATCGAACTAGCTAATGCAGAATAAGCAGCGCCTCGCGACATTTTTCCTGATTTCCATAAGGGATCAAATGCAGCATGGGCTTTGCTTTTTGCCTTCCTTAATTCTTCATTTGCTACCCTTCCAAGAGGTCTTTTACCATCACCATTTTTGTGGCAACCAACATAAGCACCACAAGAATCACATAGATAAAAATTAAGAGACGAAAGGTCTGGTCTGTGTGGGTAAATTTCACTCCCTTTAGCTAGTCTTGTCGCAATATTGCAGTAATCACAGATAACTTCGTACATACAAACCCCCAATTAAAAGCCCCGTTAAGGGGCTTTATTTAAATAAACATCAAGTCATTAAAACGGCACGTCAGAGTCAAAGTCCATCGGCGGCTCGTTAGACTGTGCAGATTGCTTAGGAGCAGATGCTGCTTTTGTCTGTTGACGACTGAAAACACCAGCCACATAGTTACCAGTTTTTTGCTTATCCTCAGACTCCCAAACTCGCAGAAGAAGAATCATTGGGCGATTTGCAAGCGCACTGGCAATGGCAAAATCAGTCGGCTCTTTCCCTGATGCCATCAGCTTACCACCAGCGTTTGCGTCAATTGCTGCAAGCATAGTGATAGCATTGTCGCGCTGCTTTTCTTTTGAGCTAAATACTTTCAACTTCTGGAAGATGATGCGATTTTTATACTCACCCTCAAGAATTCGCCACTTAAGATTGAAGAATCGCTCACCTTCCCACTGGTCGTCTTTACATTCTTCAACGGCAGCAAGAACACGGCTACCATCAGGAATTACTTCGAAACCACCACCAAGTTCAAATTCAGATTTAGATTCAACAGCTTTACCGTCAGAAAGATTCCAGAAACCCATTTTTGTGTCCTCTCGATTTATTTGATGATCAGTTTTGGTTTGCCGTCGGTGATGGCACAACCCTTAATTTCAATCCCGGCTTTTATCGCATTTTTAATTGCTGCATTATCTGCCGACACTTTCACAACTCGGTACTGCTCAGGAAGCTGCTCAACAGGAACAAACACATCAAGAACTGGTGACGGCTTGCCAAGAGTGATACTGAACAACTTACCTTTGATATTTGTCTTTCCTGACGCCATCATGTTTTGACGAAGATAATCTTTAAGGTTATCAATCTTCGCAACTAAAACACGCTTACGTTCAGAAAGACGTTCAATCTCGCATTTAAGTCCAGCTTCATCAGCTTCAAGCTCACGAATGTAAGCAGCAACCATTTCAGCCTTTCCTTCAAACTCCTCTTCAATAAGATTGATGGTATCTTCAATCTGCTCCCGTGGAATATCCTCCATCGCCAGCAGTTCATTAAGCTGTTTGGTTATCTCGTAGAGATGCATAATATTTAATCTCACTCAAAAGTGGGTTCTCACCCTTTTCAAAAGGAATTTCAGGCTCAAGGTTGTATCTGTTTTTTGCATTAACATATCCAACTCTACCGTCGCCAGAGGTAATAAGAACTCGCTGACCAGTCTGAACAACCTTACCAAACTTGGTGACTTGCCCTTTCTTATCAGTCTCAGTTCCTTTCACGAACTCCTCATTCCTGATGTAAATAACAGCATCACTCAGATTCACATAACCAGAAACTGAAGCGTCATGCATGTCAAGTGTGTAAACGGTGTATTCATCAGCATCAGGGCGATTCTTCATCTTTTTAACACCTGCGTGTGCAAGATAAATAATGCTCATCCCTTTTTCTTTGCGAAGATACTTACATGCATTTATTATTTCAGCGTGCATTTCAGAAACAACAACATATCCTTTGTTGTAACCACCAGCAGCAGAACCAACGTTGTCAACACCGTAGTTTTCACAAACCTCATGCTCAAACATTGAATGCAGGCTTGTGATTGAGTCAATTACAAGCGTTTTGTAATTATGTTCCTCAGTAATTAATGCTCGTAGCTGTGATAGCAAGTCATCCTTTGTGCTTGTTTTTCGTTTAGCGTCAGCGCGCTTAAGCACAGGAAATGAGTCAGGTTTCTTTTCATCATCCCAATCATCAAAAACACCAGTGATCTCTTCAGCCTGAATAAACACTGGGTTTGGGAATAGCGCCGCAAGAGTTGTCTTGCCTACACCTGGAGTACCAACCAATGTTATGATTGGCGCTGCTGGTTTTGGTTTTTGAATCATTGATAAGCTCATAGTGTCCTCTCGATTTAACTCAGCATATCGCTGGTGTGACTTAAAGATACGTCAACGTGTTGGTAAACGCAATACCTTGACGAAAATTTTTTTTGAGTTCATTATTGCTGCATACAGATGGCAGAGGTAAACACATGAAAAGCATCGCAGAACAGATAAGAGAAATGGAACAGACGAAGCTGTCAGAGCTGATTGATTATGTTGGAGGGCAATCACAACTGGCAAGGTTTCTTGGTGTGTCAAAACAGGCTGTCAATCAGTGGGTGTCAAGAGGAAGAATTAGCGCTACAGCAGCAATTGATGCCGAGAAACTTACTGGTGGAGTTTTCAGAAAGGAAGATTTAAGGCCAGCTGTTACAAAATGGATTATTAAATAAAAAAGCCCGCGTTTGCGGGCTTTTTGTTATTCCTTGAACTCTGGCACTTCGGTCCAGAAGGCTACATTTCTCAGCGACTTACCCGTATGATTGCACCAGTATATTCCTGAGTCATCATACTTGGCAGTAACCTTGACGCGATCAGCATCAATAATAATAACCTCCTGTCCATCTTTAGGGTCGAAAAGACGCGCATCTTTCCAGTTAATAATCTCATTAAGACTAAGAAGTACATAGCCGGGAAGATAAGCGCCAACATCAGCTATGTGAACTATGGTTCGCTCCGTTCTTTCACCTGTGTAGTCTCCATTCCACTCCCAAAGAATAATCGTGTCTCCAGCCTTAAAATCACGGTCATTCTTTCTTAACTCTGCTTTCTTGTGCCCGGTGACGACAGGCCAGAAGTGCTCAGGTAAGATTTTTAGTTCGTGTGTTTTGCTCATTTCAATCCTCCAATATCCAAACCGAATTACCAATTCGACTATTATTTAAATCCTTTGACACAAGGCCATCATTACAAAGAGAAATCAGAACCTTCCGTAACTTTGCCGTTGTCCATTCATCATCAGGAAATTCATTCACCATCGATAGACGGAGATTCCACGTAGCCACGTGGAACTTGCGACAAATCCCAAGTGTCTCCTCCTCAATGGATTTTCTCTTTCTCATCACGGATAAAACCTTATCTTTCACATCCATTTCCTTGCCCTCACTTAATCATCAATTTTGAAATATCAACATAACCAACACAAAATCTATGCCAGTAATCATCAAGCACGTGGTAATTAGAGCGAATCCATACTTTGTTAATCCCGCTCCAGAAAAACCATGTCGAATAACCATGCGGCCTGAAATGCCATGAACCTTCTGAGCGACAAAGTTCGCCTGATATTGTTCTCATTGTGTTACACATGGTTTTTATCCTTGTAGTTAGTCACACCTTTTGAGCTTAAGCTATCTTTATCACGCCTTCCGCTATACTCTTTGCTTACATCCTCATACAAAACACCAAACGCCTTGCAGAAATTAAATAGTGCGTCACCCGCAAATACTTCGCTTGGATGCCAGTTTCCTGATTTCCTTGCAACATCCCTGTACGATGCTGTCACTATGCCAACATTGTTTTCATATTGTATTCGACAAAACAGTACGTCATCATCAATGCAGATACCCATATTGCATCGGAATACAGGCATTTTCCAGTAGTAAACTTCCATCAGGTGCTTTCCTGTCATCATGGATATTGCGTTATCGTGTGCGCGCTCAGGATTTTCTGACTCAAAATAGTCATACAAACCTCTCATCACCAGATACTTGTAATTAATCATATCTCAACCTCATCATTTGTTAATTTGTAAATTATTACATTGTGAGATGTTCTTTTTGCATTTTCATCAATGCAAATAATACCATCTGATAACAACTTCTCTACGCACCTCTCGACATCAGCACGTTTATACCCACCTTCTTTTGCTACCCCTCTAACCATTGCTGTTTTGGTCATTCCGCGCTTCACATATTCTTTAACCATGGAGAAAATACCTTCAATTCGTTCTTCCATAGCTTTAGACTTCGCTCCGGCGATACTGTCAGCACGCATCATCAGATCGCTTGTTGATTTAATTGTTAATGCTACCGCATATCTCAAGTGCTCCATGGTTATGACGCCAGTATCGCACGCGAGAATGCCAGCAATCTTTGCCACCTTTACAGCGCATCTGTTTATCAGTGGGTGATAACCAGTACCATTTTCTACATGCTTTCTTGCAACGGTTTTAATCCATGAGAAGAACTCCTTAGCGAGCTGAGAAACTTCAGGCGTAGCTTTTATAATCCGTCTTTCTTTTTGACTGATTATTGAGTCTGTCCAGTTTTTGTGCCCAGCCGTTCCGCCATTTATTATCGTTTTTATGGTCAGTTGCATATCCATAGGGATATCACAGTAGTTGACGTTTTCGTTTTCGTCAGCAATCTCCTGTAACTCCTGCATAATCATTGCGCGACCCATAAGGCCTGACTTAATGTTTTCTTCAGTGATAAGTCGCTTAAACTGATCATCAGTAGACACACCAAAGATTGAAAAAAATGGATTCCTTATAGCTCCATCAATTCTGTTTATCACATCATCAAACTGACACTTAATGTCAACGGGGTCTGCCTGTATCTCATTTTCCTCAATAGCCATTAACAGCATAGCCTTTCTTTTTTCGAAAGACTTAATGAAATCCTCAGTAACCCGCTGGTCACAATAAAGAACTTCTGACGTGTAAGCCTCCATGATCGCACCAGCGGTTGCCATGTTGTACTCGCTTACTTTCTGACCAACAACACTCCCAAGTTTTATCCCAATCTCATCCATGATGATATTAAACATCTGGTTAGCGCAAAGACCTTCATATATCGCACGCTCTGAACGTATCTTACCGGCGACAGTCTTACTCAATCCTGAGCAATCAATTATCTTTTGTAGCGCAGCAAGAACATCACCCTTACCAGAACCTGAACCAGCTATACCAACAGCAAACAGGTTTGGTAAGGCTTTCCTGTTTGTAAGGTAAATATCAGATGACGCTCCGCAAATCATGGATGCGGCATGCAATGCGGCAAGTGCTGCAATGTTCTCTCGCTTCTCTGCACAGTTCTTATTAATCCACGCCGTAAGGCGACCAACAAATCCAGGCGGATAACGGACATCAACACTTTTGTACTCTACAGGGCATTCACCAACACCCATTGCCATCTCTCGTTCGAAAGACTCAAGTTTCTCAATTTCCTCTGGCGTAGCCTCAAAAGTTACTTGCCTTACCCACCCTCCCTCTTGCGCGAGATAAACCAGCGTTGCTTCTGTTATCTTTTCGCTAACACCGTCCTTTCCAAAGGAATGCCATTTTGCGTCCATCTCTTCAGCTCTGTATTTGCTGAACTGCGATGACCATCTATCCCAAAGCTCAAAACCATTGCCTTCTGTAGCTTCGTGGATAGCCATACCTACATGAAGCCATGGGTCATACTCATCACCATCTTTGATGTATTTGAGCATATCCTCCATTTCGGCAATGCTGTAATTTTTACTATCAAGCGTGAAAACCTCGTCTTCCGTTCTCTCAGGGCGCAACAAAAGCTCAATAAGTTCAGATGGACATTCAGTTATCTCTGAAGGGGATCCATGCTCGGCCTCATAAAAGTTTCCAGTTTTATGAAAAGAACCACATCCAACAACAAAACCAGATGATTTAAAGTCAATACCCTTAAACCTTCTGTCATGAGAGCGCAGCTTTATTCCTTCAGGAAGTTTGTAATAGATGTGCCGACCACCACCACCAGTCTTAACCGTAAAACCAGCTTCGTCAGCAAGCTCTACGTCTAAGGCATCACAAAGAGATTCATATCCATCATTACCTCCGTTGCGTGGGTCAATATCAACGACAAGATAACCATTCACAAGGACACCGAATGACTGCAATTGACCATATTCAGCCATGTTTTCAATCTGGTCATCAGCCCATATAACTCCAAGCTGCCAGTTACTCATAACCGGATGCTTACCGGCAGCATTGCACTCTGGATCACCGCATGTGCAATTGCGGTCGATATCCATTGCATGGATTCCAATAATAGGGAAGCCACATTTGCGGTAATCTTCATAACCAATCATCATTTAATTCTCCGAACAGACACTTCGCCTTCTTCCATCTTTCTGGTTACAAAAAGCCACGAATTATCTTTCGCAACACAGCACAGGCTCGCCCTGAATTTTTCAATACTGTTATTGGCACGGAAATCATCTACCACAAAAAATCTCACCTCTCCAATCGACATCCCGCTAACAAACTCATACACCTCAGCCATTGCGCTACCAAACCTGTACATGACAACCTCCAGACAATCAATCAACAGTAAACTCAATTTAATATATCAACTTTTCTATAATTCAGCAAGCAAGAGAAGCAACACTTAATAGCAACCTACATACTTTTCTTCCTGAGTTGACACGCTTCCCGAAAAAGCGTATTAATATTTCAGAGCTTAATTTTTCCTTTATCTTTCAATGGTATATAGGTAAATGAGAAAAATTCTCGGGAAGCCAATATTAAGCAAAATCAATAGTTTAGGTGTTCGCTTCCCGAGCAAAAAAAATTGATAAACAAAAAGCTCATCATAAAAAAAAGGGGTGGGTATTTTCGGGAAGCCGGGAAGCGAACGGAAAATACTGAAAACAAAAGGAATTTCGCTTCCCGATAACTTGGGATTCAAAATTAACTAAATTCATTAACAAATCAACCAGCTTAATTGCTGGTTTTCGTGTTTCTGTAGCGTAAGGTATTAATATCTATAATAAATATAAAGAAGATCTTAATATACTTTATATAGGTAATAAACAAAGGTTACTATTAGTAATTTATGCAACTATATATGTAAGCTAACGTTCACTAACATTTAGTCGTGCTTTTTCTTTCTCTGTGTGTTGACGTAGAATCACAACTGATGTAGATTGAAATCATCGAAACAAACGATGGTTAAGAAATGAAAATAAAAGACCGTGAAGAATTTGAAGATGCACAGGCTATGGCACGCATTGCAGTTGAGCACACAAACAACAGCATTCCTGCAGAAGCATTCTGGAACGCTGCAATGCAGGCGTTAATCTCTGCGTATGGTTTAAGCAAATGACTGAAGATGAATATAAGGCTTCGAAGAAATGATAAGAGTGAAAGCCATCGAGGTAGATGAGTCATGTCGTTATGTGACGGTTGGTAAAGTATATGATTGCCACGATTACCTGCCTGAGCAAGGGATTGTATTTTTAATCGGAGATAGAGGGCATGAGGTTATTGGTAAGATTTCTAACGAAAAAGACGCACATGGCGTTAAATGGGAGTTGGTGAAGAAATGACAGGCGCAACATTCGAACTTATCGCCAGTCTGGTTATCGCGGCATTCATCATTATTGCAGTAGCAGTTTCCAATTCAGGGTATAAGGAGTAACAGAATGAGTAGCTGGCATAACGAACACATCATGCAGTGGTATCGCCGTCGCATTAAGGCAATAATTAACTCTTATGAGGTTTAACGAATGGCAAAAACTATCTATCGCCGCGAGAAACTGGAACCAGAACTCGGTCACGTTGGCGCGCAAAACTTTATGAGTAAGCAGGCACGTAATGCAATGGAATCTATCCGCGTAAATCGCGTTGTGCGTGTGTTTAATGGTGAAGGCAAGCGTAGAGTAATGGATGAGCTTATTATCGTGTTCTGAACTCGATTAAGCAGGCTTATTTCGAATGGTGATGACATGGCAAAAGTGAAAACATACGAGTTCTGGTTTGTTCGGAACGCAATGTATGCGTGCAAGACAATCAAGAGAGCGCGCTGGTGGAATAAGTGGCTAATCCTGCAAGGATGCATCGTGCTGGCAAAGTGCAAATTCAAAGCGATTGACATCACCGATGAGGATGCACTCAAAATCGCAAAGATTGAGTTTGAAGAAGATGGATATTATGAAGAAATTATGGGGGTTAGGGTATGAGTGAAGTTAAGCGATATGACATTTCTGCATTTGGTGGCATGTCTATGGATGAGTGTAGCGATGGTGCTTATGTTAATTACGAGGACTACGCAGCACTTGAATCAAAATGCTCTGCTCTACTTGACAAAATCAAAAACATGCAAGACCAAGCAATTGATGATGGATGTCGAATTGCAGAACTTGAAGAGGCGTTGCGAGATAAACAGGCGTTAATTCCTGATGAGTTCGACACAACCAAACAGCAATTCGAAAGCCTGGCTAAAAGTGAATAGCTGCCCGTTCATATTAATTATCAGTGCGCTCTATGTGGCGCACGCTTTAGTGGAGGTATATCTATGACCAGACACCAACAACTCCGATACACCGCTGGCGCTAAAATTTTCCTTGCTGTTTATATGCTGGCACTGGCAGCAGCTATCGCAGGAGTTGTGTATTATGTTTGACGATATCAATGAGGCGATTCTTCATGCCATAAAGAAACACGCCATGGGTGGTAAGCGATACCATTTCGCACTCATCCAGAGATTGAACAAAATTGAAGTGAGCACACATCCAGAAGATGACAGACGACAGGTAATGTGGTCAACGAGGTCAATGAGGTATGCAAACAACTAAGCAAAAAGTCTGGCAGCTCGCAAAGCGGAATGAACTGGACGATTTCATCGCGAAGGTTGCAAAGACATTCCATGATGCGCTTGAAATCGTTCATGTGCAGACGCGAAATGAAAATGCATGGTGCTATACAAAAAATAATACAAATGGTGGATGAAATGAAGTTAACAAAAAAACAACGCGAAGAACTGCGCATGAAGTTCGGTGGTCGCTGTGCTTATTGTGGGTGTGAGCTTCCTGAGAAAGGTTGGCATGCCGACCATGTTGAACCCGTGCTACGTAAATCTGAGGTGTGCATGAAGGCTGCAGAGAAAGGCATTTTTAGACTTAAGGCGACTGGTGAGCTTTACAATCCCGATGCTGAGACACAGGAAAACCTATTTCCGGCATGTGCACCATGTAACTTACTAAAAACGTGCTACCCCTTGGAAACTTTCAGAGAACAGGTGTCTCTTCAAGTAGAGCGCGCTCGCAATAGTAGCGTGAATTTTCGAACAGCAGAGCGTTTCGGCCTTATCGCCGTGGTGGAGAGACCAGTTGTGTTCTGGTTTGAAAAATACCAGGAAGAGAAAGGCAAAAAATAAATGTGTTTATGATGCTCTGTTGGCAAGCTCGATAATGATGGTGTACAATAAACGCATAACCACCATTGCTTCACTCATATCATCACCCAACCTTAACCCGCCTTGTGCGGGTTCTTTTTTATCTGTGTTAAACTAACTATATCGAAATACGAAAAGACGAAAACAGAATGGCTAATCCAAACCCTGTAATGAAATTTTCCTCTGAATACCAGCCTGCCGGTAGAGGATTAAGCTACAGAAACAGGCTTATTGAAGCATTAAATCGATGCGGGCTTGGCGAGGAGGAATTCCTTGACGCATTCATCAGAACCTCAATCAAGATGACTGAGGAAAACCCGACTCAGGGTGTGCAAATGCTGAAGGAAATATTCCTGCGCATCAGCCCAGTGCAAAAAAGCATGGCACCTCCGGTTAATTTTAAATACCGCAAAGATGCCACGCCAGTAGAGCAGATAGAGGACGTCATTCAATCTGTCTCCAGTGGCGAGCTTCCAATCGATGTGGCGTCTCAGGTTGTGTCTATGATTAAGGTTGGGCTTGATGTGAAAGAGTTAACCGAACTCGCCGCGCGACTTGAGCGACTGGAGAAATTACTGGAGCAGCAGAATGCGTGATTTCATTTACTATTGGCGGCATGATGGCAATGGCTGGATTCTTTGCCGCAGACAACATCATCTCACATGTCATTTGTTGGCTGTTTATTCTGTCAATGGCTGTTTATTCTCAATTTAAGCCGAGGTGATAATGCTTAAACTAGCACTCTCAAATATGGCGCTCGCAATGTTTATGTTTATCGCTGGCGGTACGTCAGGAGCTTCCGCTTTCGCGATATGGGGATGCATGTTTATGCTGGCGGCAACGATAATTACTGTTGTTGGGACTTCGCGCTATGGCTCGTAAACGCCTCTCCGCGCTGGCAATCGAAAAACTGGAAGCGCAGATTGATGATGCAATGACCGATGTTGCAGAGTCCGCCATCTTTGGCATCTGTGACATGCAGAAGAACGTCATTAAGCGGTTAAGGATGACAGCCACTGGTGTTGATGATGTGACTAATGCAACCACTCGTGCTGACCACCTGATTCCGGCAAAGCTGGAGCGCCTGCTTTATCCGAAGCGTTTTAAGTTTGTCTACGGTGGTCGTGGGTCAGGGAAGACGAGAACGATTACCACTATCCTTACTGAGCGTGCAAGGTTTCGACCTGACCGTTTCGCCTGCTTTCGTGAGATTCAGCAATCCATTGAGGACTCAAGCTATCAGGAGCTTGTTGACGAAATAGCCCGCAAGGGTGAATCGGCAGAGTTTCGCGTTATCAACAACGAGATAACGCACAAGAAGACCAAAGCGAAGTTTCGCTTCAAGGGGCTGTATCGCAACCAGACTACGGTTAAGGGTTTTGCTGGCATTACCGTTGGTTGGGTAGAGGAAGCAGAGAACGTCAGCCAGACAAGCTGGGATATTCTGGTGCCCACTATCCGCGCCGCCAATTCCGAGCTGTGGTGCTCATTCAACCCCAATAAGGACACTGACCCGACATGGAAAAACTGGATTGCGCCTTATCACTCGCAGATGGTTGATGGCATATTCGAAAACGATGAAATTCTGATTATCGAATGTAACTATTCAGACAATCCGTGGTTCTTGGATACACCGCTGCCGTCTGCTATGGAGCAAATGAAGCGTGTCGATTTCGACCGCTACATGTGGATATGGGAAGGCAAATTTAACAAACGCAGCGATGAGCAGGTCTTTGGCGGCAAATGGCGTATTGATAACTTCGAGGTCAAACCTGAATGGCATGGCCCATATTTCGGCATGGACTTCGGGTTTTCCACGGATCCTACCGCAATGGTTGAGGTTTACATCGAAGAACTTCCCGGCGGGCGTCGCAACATTTATATTAATCGCGAGTACGGCAAGGTGGGGCTTGAAATTACTGACACGCCAGCCGCTATGGAGCAATCATTCCCTATGGCTAAACGCGCACGATGGTATGCCGACTGCGCTCGACCAGAAACAATCAGTCACATCAAGCGTTCTGGCTTCGATATTCACCCGTGCACGAAATGGCCGGGTAGCGTTGAAGATGGCGTTACGTGGCTGCGTGGCTGCGACAGCATCATTATCCACGAGCGATGCAAAGAAATGCAGAATGAAGCCGCAATGTACAGCTATAAGGTTGATAAGCTGACAGGGAATGTGCTGACAGATATTGTTGATGCATTCAACCACTATTGGGATGCGGTTCGCTATGCACTCAATGACCACATCGTTCAGCGCGGTAGCGGGATGCTAATCCGGCGCAGACGATAAAAATAAAGCCCTCAGATGAGGGCTTTGCTTATTCCGTTATTCCATAATCTGCGAGGTTAACCCTTCCCTTGTAGTGTTTTGCGGTTTCTTTCATCTTTCCCACATCTATGCCAACAATTACCTCGTGTGAGTGATTCCCATGCTGGCTTTTAAATCGCTCTATTGCCTCCTCTCTTACTTTTTTGTTAACTCTTGGTCTTGTATGACTCATGCTGGATACTCCACTTTTCCCATGACTCCATTCCGGACATACATATCTATTTCGTCTTTTGTCATTCCCGTGTCCTCGGCATTGTCTTTGTCACGACAAACAAAAACCAGCCCATTTGCTGGCGCAAACAGATAAGTGCTGCCAGTTATTTTTGACTTGTATGCCTCAAACATCTCATCACCTCGCGTAAGTATTTCCAACTGGGTTCAATCTACATCACAACAATATCTACGTCAACATTCATTATTGTTGTTGATAAATCAGCATCACCACACTTGACCAATCTACACCGAGCGCATAGTATAATCTACATCAGGCTTACCGGAGATATCGCTATGCGCAGCTATGCAGGATTCACACAGGAGGAAAAAGAGCAGGTTTATTCACTGGCGCGCGCTGGTGTGCCTGATGGGGTGATTTGTCGTCGGTATGATATTGACGAGGATTTCCTGCTGCGCGTTATTGATGATGTTTTCGTTAACCTGCAGGAGAAACGCGGATATAAGGGTATCTGCTGCAAGAATGATTTTTTGAGAGGGTGACATGATGAGTGGTGAACTATTTAAAAAAGGTCAGATTATACCGAAGCGCATTGGTGGATTACATGTTCATCGTAAAGCCCGTCACAGATTGGTATTTGGCTGTGATGTGCTAATTGATGGCAGTAATTGGATTGCCGTGCCAAAGACAGGTGAATCAATGGTTATTGCTAAGAAGTTGGGTATTCGCAGAAATAACGGCACTTATCAAAGTGTAGAGGCTGCATTTAAAGACATCCACTTTAATGCCAACAAGATTGACTATGTTGTCAAGATTTGCCGGTGATGAAATTAATTGGCTGGATTAATGGTGAGGAGATTGAGTGATGAGCGTTTATTTTATTCATGCTGAAGTGCTTGATGGCGGTGATGTTGTTACCAAGGTTTGCGCGACAGCTACGACATCAAACGCCAATGAAGCGTTTGATTGGTTTTTAGGTTGCGAATTGGTTGCAAAATACGAAATAAAGGGATACGACGTTATTATTGATAAACTGGAAAAGGTGGAGTGATGACAAGAAAAGAGGTTCACGAATATTCTATTGCAGCCAGGAAGCGAGTTGAAGATGTATGGACGAATCATGGGTTGCGCAGTAATAGAGCTAAATTGGTTGCAAGATGCCATCAAGTCGTAAGTGGTGACAGGATTGAGTGTTACGCGTTTAATCAGTGGATGAAGTCTGGTGTTGTGAATAAGGAATAATGGTGAAGAATTGAAGTAAATCGGCTAAAATAAATATTGCGGATAGGAAGGCCATCCGACAAGTGCGTTAGTCAGCGCATTTCCGCAATCCCACACTGACTCCTGATGACGAGGGTAAATCATGAATTGGAATGAATATTTCTCAATAAAAGAAGATGGATTACACTGGATAAGAGTCAAAACAAACAAACAAAAGACAACCAAGGCTGGCTATATAAGCAACAAAGATGGATACATAAGGGTTATGCTTGATAGTAAATGCTATCTTGCTCACCGTATCATCTGGGAAATGCATAACGGGCCTATACCTGAAGGTATGCAGATCGACCATATAAACCACATCCGCCACGACAACAGAATTGAAAATCTTAGATTGGTAAGCAATCAGGATAACCAGAAGAACACAAAGAGAAGCAGAAATAATAAATCTGGTGTAACTGGGGTATGCTGGTACCCAGCATACGAGAAGTGGAGGGCGTACATCTGCATAGATGGAAAGCAAATAACTCTTGGGTATTTTTCAAGTATCAAGTCAGCAGCAAAAGCAAGAAAGGAAGCTGAGCTAAGGCATGACTTTCACAAGAACCACGGCGCTTGATGATATAATGACCCTTACAGAAATGTGAGGGTTTTTTATGAGCGACAAAATCGCAGCATTGAATGCATACATCAAGGATAGGGTATCTAACAACAACCGAATGATTCAGCAACAGCGCATATGCCAAGCGGGGAAAAATTTAGATCAGAAGCGCGCTTTTATGTGGAAGGAGATGGGGTATCCGCAGGAAATTAATGCTGAGGATTTCAGGTTTGCTTATGAGCGTTACCCACTAGCAAACGCAGCAGTAAATATCGTTCTCAACAAGTCGTGGCATGGTATGCCTACGGTGCTTGAGAATGACGCTGATGATGAAGCCACTTCCCCGTGGGAAAAGAGCGTCAACGACATTCTGAAAAAGGCGCTTCCATTCATCAAGGATGCAGATAAGCGGAATCTAATTAACCGATACTCAGCTCTAATACTGCAAATACGTGATGGGCGCAAGTGGAGTGAGCCGGTGGACATCACCAAAACCCGCCGCATTAAAGATAAATCCATTGTCCGCTTTATTCCTGTGTGGGAAGAGCAGCTTCGCGTCAGCGCGTGGAATAACAATGAAGCCAGCGAAGACTATGGTATGCCTGAGATGTACGAATATCAGGAAAGCGCCGTAGAGGATTTCGATAGCGGCGGCAAACCTGATCGTTCCGTGCAGATTCATCCTGACCGCATCATTATTCTGGCGGAGGGGAGCTTTGACGGCAGCATGTTCAGCGGCGTTCCGTTGCTACGCGCTGGGTTTAACTCACTAATAGATTGCGCTAAGGTTTCCGGAAGCTCTGCTGAGGGCTTACTTAAAAACTCATCTCGCCAACTTAATGTTTCGTTCAATAAAGATAATGTTTCAGCGCAATCACTGGCACAGCAGATGCAAGTTCCAGTGGATGATTTGGCTGACCTGTTGAACGAAAACATCGAAATGCTAAACTCCGGCATTGATGCGGCAATGTTCAGTTTTGGTAGTGATGTTAGCGTTCTTTCAACATCCATGAGCGATCCTGAGCCGTTTATGTATGTTGCCGCCAGTCAGTTCGCCGCATCAGTGAATATCCCTCTCAACTCATTGCTTGGAAGTCGTAGCGGCGTGCTCGCTTCAGCCAATGATGAGCAGTCACTGGCAATGATGGCTATGCAACGACGTGACGGATGGCTTGATTATCTGGTTGGCTCTTTCGTTGAGCGTTTAATCACGTTTGGCATTGTGGATAAAGCTCCGGCTGCTGGATATTATTGCAAGTGGAATGACCTGCTTGAACCAACGCAGAACGACAAGGCTGAATTGATTGTTAAGCTCGCTCAGGCTGCACAAAGTGCGGCAAATGCTGGTGTCGGTCAAATCCTTACAGATGATGAAATTAGGGGATTCCTTGGCCTTGAGCCTATAGAAATGCCTGATGGATATATGGAAGATGATCCAGAGGCATCATCACAAAAAGATGATGCAGACACTCAGGAGTGATATAATCATAAATGCAGCTAGTCCGGCCAGACGAAAAGGTGAACGTAGACACCCTGCTGCATCCTCAATCTACGAACCTACTACGGGGTTGATCATGGCAAAAAGACTCACCACGGAAGACTTCATTTCTCGCGCCAAGCAAAAGCATGGCGATAAGTACATTTATGATAAATCTGTGTTTTCCGGGACGAAAAATCAAATAACAATAACGTGCAGAAAACATGGTGACTTTACTCAAAAAGCGGAATGCCATCTGGTTGGTTACGGATGCGAGCTTTGCGCTAGAGATGTTAGGGCAAGAAAATTGATGGCATCAAATGATGAATTTATCTCCAAAGCTAAAATGATTCATGGTGATAAATATTCATATGACAAGTGCATATACTCCGGAAATCACAGGAAGGTATTGATAACATGTCAAAAGCATGGTGACTTTTCACAGCAGCCAGCCAACCATCTATCAGGAAATGGTTGCCCATCATGCAAACTTGAGCACCTATCAGACAAATTTAGCGACAATAAAGCCTCTTTCATAACAAAAGCAAAAGCGATTCACGGGAGAAGATACTCATACGAGAAAGTTAATTACGTGAAAAGCTCAAGAAAAGTGTGCATTACATGCCATCTGCATGGTGATTTCTACCAGACGCCGAACTCACACTTGAGTGGATCTGGTTGCAATAAATGCACAGCTTATGGGTATAAACCTGCAAGTGTATATGTGGCTGAAATGGACGGGGTGTGCAAGATCGGAATAAGCAACAACACCAAAAGAAGAATGAAGAGCATATCAAAATCAGCAGGAAAAACTGTTACCGTGGTTGCTGAGTACTTATTCCCATCATGGGCTGACGCGAGAAGGGCCGAATCAATGATACATAAAGAAATAAAACATAAAAATGCAGGATTAACCGGATTCGATGGCGCGAGCGAGTTTTTCAATATATCAACCCATGAGGCGGCCGATTTGGTTTTAAAGCATGGAGGTAAAGGCAAATGAAGATACTCCGGTTTAACGCCAGACTTCCACAGCCGCGCATATCGCAGAGCCTGACCGACCCGTTAGGCGCTGCAACCAGACTGTCAAAGATGGACAAGGTGATAACGCGCAAATACAAACAACTCAGGAGTCGTGCTCTTGAGTTGTTTCGCGCTATTCCGAGCAGCCAGGCCAACGCAGAATCAAGCAGCCTATATTTCTACGATTTCAGCAGCGCACGAGCAGCTACGTTCATGGATGAATTGCAGGCGCTGATTGACGAGATTCTGCTGGAAGGTGATGATTTCGGTCAAGGCAGGATGTGGGCTAACGTGTTCATCGGTGATGCGTATCAGGCTGGAACACAGAAGGCCAACTCCGAACTATCAAGCCTGTCTCCGGTTTATGCCGAGCAGAGGCCGATTGCCGCGATACTCTACAGTGAGCCTTACCTGAATCGCCTACAACTGGCTTATGCGGCTGGGTACAGCGACTGGCGCGGACTGAGTGATTATTCTCGTCAGCAACTGGCATCAGTCATCATGGAAGGCATTGCCCGTGGAGCTAATCCTCGCGATGTTGAAGCTGATATCGTTAAGCGAGTGGATGTATCTCACAGTTACGCAAAACAGATAGCCCAGACAGAAATCACCGGAACACTGCGGCAGGCTAACAGGCGGGAAGTCATTGAGGCGCGCGAAGAATTAGGCATTGAGACGGTGATGCTGTGGCAATCGGCATTGATGCGCACGACACGCCAGACACACGCGGCACGACACGGGCGGTTTTACACGCCAGAAGAGATTGATGATTTCTACTCTCGTGATGGCAATAAATATAATTGTCACTGCGCCCAAGTACCAACACTGCTAATGGATGGCAAGCCAGTTATTCTTGAGTCGTCGCAGGAGAGACTTGATAAGCAGCGCGAAGCATGGCAATCAGCCAATAAAAAGCCCTCTAAGTGAGGGCTTTGATTTGTCTTATCAGCATACACAGAACAAATATTATTATCGCATAGCACAATATCTCTACGACGCTGAATATTGTTTTAATCATCCAGTCTCACGCCGGGAATTTTACCTGCTGCGATTGCGTCGTAAATTGACAGGCAATTTCTTAATCCAGCATTGAATTTGCGATGTTCATCACTGTTGGCGTGACGAGCCATTTCTTTTGCTGCAGCATTACGCTTCCTTTCTGCTTCAGTGCGTAGTGGTCGAATGTTCATATGCCTGTGGTAGCCGCTACCTTCTTGCTGTGATGACTTTTGCTTCCAGACAATAAGTGAATCACCAACAAAAAGAACCTCACACTGCCCTAGTGATTTGCCGGAGAATGATATCTCACACTCACACCCAACCGGTGGCAGGCCTCCTCCGTTCCATGCAGGCTTTTGCAATGCTGCTAGTGCGGATTCGTATTGGTCCTTGCTAATTTCAATGTCATTATCTTCCACTTCAGAATCCATCTCAATGCGCCATTCTGACGGACAATCACCATTGGCATCAACGAAGTACAGCGTGGTTTTGCTGCATAAAAAACCAGCCTCCACCGCACCATCAGGCCACCCACCGCGCTTAGGTAATTCTTGAACTAACAGGTCGATAAGTTTCATTTTGTTTCCCCATCGAAAATAATTTCTTTGTATTCATCACTAACTTCATATGCTTTGTTTAGTTCGAATACCTCATATGAGTTTTGACCACCTCCGCGCCATGAATATTTGTCATTTAGCTTTGCTGCAACAGCGTCAGCTTCATGCTTGTGCGGATAAACAGCAACAACATTTGATGAAACGCCGCATTCGATACAACCAATATTAAATACCAGCCACATAATTATTCTCCCAGTGCCTTATTAACCGCCGCCCGCGCATTATCCAGAGCGCGACGCTTGCTTGATGTTGTCCAGACTTTTCCAGAGTGGTCGTCGTAGATTTCCAGAAGCCGCTGGAGTGCTGCGAGCAGGTCAGGAGATGCCGCTATTAGCTTTGCGTTTGCATGTTGAGCGTTTGCATCTGTGTTGTAGCGAGTAACTCTCGCTACCGCTATATTGTCATTGCTATCCGTGACCCATTCTGGCTCGTCATCACGGTAATTCCACGGTCCACGCGTGCCTTTAAATTCTTTCATCACCAACCTCACTTAATATATTCAATAATCTCACACTCACGCATCTGTACCAGACCAAATGGTGCGACCACCTTGCCGCATGGACGGATTTTGATTTGCTCAAGGTCGAACACTCCGCAGTGTCCGTTTTCTTTGAATTTGACCATTACCATGATTTCTTCCTCACTCATCATTTGATGTAGATACTATGCCCCACCACTCAATCTACGTCAATACCTGTTGTGATAGAATTAATCATTATTTGAACAGGAGGCAGAATGAAACTATCGCAACGCGGCGCGGAGATGCTTGGAATCACTGATGCCACGGATATCTCGCCTTACATCACCACTGAGACAACGCAGAATCAGTTCGACGCGTTGACAAGCCTCGCCACCGACATTGGTATTGACACTTTCCGCAAATCAACGCTTCTGAAGAAGCACAATCTCCGCTGCTTCTCATGTGCTGTTGCGCATTTCATTGTGTGGGGCGAGAAGACCGACAACAAAGCAAAACGCAAGGCTGAAAAAGAGGTTTACTGGTATGGCTATTAGCAAAAACATGAAGGCATTTCTGGATATGCTGGCGTACAGCGAGGGTACGGATAACGGACGGCAGAAAACCAGTAATCATGGTTATGATGTGATTGTCGGTGGCTCGCTATTTACCGACTATTCAGACCACCCACGCAAGCTGATTAGCCTGCCAAAGCTAGGCATCAAATCCACTGCCGCCGGACGCTATCAGGTGCTGACTAAGTTTTATGATGCGTACAAAAAGCAATTGCACCTTCCTGACTTCTCCCCAGCATCGCAGGACGCCATTGCAATGCAGCTAATCCGTGAATGCAAAGCCACTGCCGATATTGAGGCTGGTCGCATTGCTGATGCCATCCATAAATGTCGTTCCCGTTGGGCTTCATTGCCGGGCGCTGGCTATGGTCAGCATGAGCAGAAGCTGGATAAGCTGATTCAGGTATACAAGGATGCTGGCGGAGTTGCAGCATGAAAAAGCTAAGCAACTGGCTGCTCGGTGCGTGGATTTCGTTCTGCTCACTGTTGCAACTATGGCCTGATGCAATGATGCATGTATGGGTAATGATGCCGGATGACCTGAAAGCAGCGCTGCCGCCAATTGTGGTCAAAGGTGTGAGTTATTCAATCATGCTGGTTGGCATTCTCGGTAAGATGCACGGCATGAGGAAGGAAAACCGGAGGCTGCGCAATGATGTCGATTCTCGCTAAATACTGGCGGCCGATGGCTATCATTATAATTGTTGCCACTGGTGCGCTGTGGGCAGCCAATAAAGTGTCCAGCTACGGCGAGCGGCAATATGCCGATGGATATGCAAAAGCAGCTGCCGAACAGAAGGCTGCAGACGAACAAGAGGAGCAACGACGCAATGCGGAACTACAAAAGATTCAGGTCGATGCACAGCAAAGGATTGATGCTGCACGCAATGATGCTGTTAATGCCGCTGCTAAGTCTGGCAGGTTGCAGCAACAACTCACAAACATCCGCAAGCAGCTTGTCGGATATTCCACCGCTGAGTCCATTGGCAACCCAGCCGCAGAAACCGGAGTTTTGCTTGCCGACGTGCTCGCAAAGTCTGTCGAGAGAAATCGACAGCTGGCAGATTATGCTGACAAGGCAAGAGAAGCAGGATTGACCTGCCAGAAGCAATACGAATCACTGACAAGGAGACAAAAATAAATGTTCAAATCCGAACTTATCGTCAAGCTGAACAAAAACTCAACGTGGACGCTGATTGAGCCGCTAATCTATGAGTTTCGGCATCAGGAAATAAAAGTGCCAGCAGGATTTCGCACTGATTTTGCCAGTGTCCCGAGGCTTCCAATTTTGTTTGCTTTTATTGGCGATGTGGGTCAGAAAGCTGCAGCTATTCACGATTATTTGTATGCCACCCATTCAGACAGGCATTTCGCTGATGATTGCTTCAGGCAGGCACTGAAGGATAGCGGAGTATCATCGTTGAGGGCTGGCGTTATGTGGCTTGGCGTCAGAATGTTCGGCTGGATAAAGTTTAAGGGATGAAAAAAAGCCCCGCAATGGGGCTTGTGTTTAATTTGTTTGCTCTGAGTTTTCCCTCTGCTTCCACATCTGCTTCAGCTGAAAATAAGCATACGCCTCATCACCATCTTTCGCATTGCGTTCCATTTGCTCACACCATGCAGATGGTTTTGGTGGGTCACTCTGCTAGCAATGTTGTTGGCTCATCAACGGATTCCTCAACCGTAGCTTCAACGATGCGCACCAAAGAACACTCAAGGTTCGGCGCATTATAATTGCCAGCCAGAAACAGCACGCTACCAGTGCTAATTAGCACCTGCTTTGCGTTTGCCTGTGACAGATTCTGCACGATGAATTGCGCTGTCTCAGTGCCGATTTTCAGCACTGCACTACCGTCGCTATTCAGTGATACCAGTTGTGCTGATACGTCAGTAATGTTGGTGTAGTTCGCGTTTCGTTGCGCGATTGTGATGTCGCAAAATGACATTATTTAATCTCTCCGTTCAGTTCATTAACAATTAACGTCGCATAGCCAGCAATATCTTTCCAGCTATCATCATAGGTGGGGTCGCCATTCAGAATTCGCCCAATCTTGTGCTGAATCATGTCTAGCGCCTCGCGTTGGCTTGGCGTCAGGTTGTGCCAGCCATCCACTTCGCGCATCACATCTTTCAGCTCCTGCATGATTTCAGCACCGTCTTTGAATTTACCGTATCGACTGCCGCGCTCTGTGATGAGTTGCTCTGTTGCATCCGCTTCCGGCGCGCCAATGCAATCATTGAGATCTTGTTCGCTGGCGATTGGTTCGCGGTGAGCCATCAGAGTAAACAGGTCTTTATTAATGGTCTTTGGATTATTGGTGAACGTCACCCAACCATTTTTATTATGAACAAAGGCATGAGTATCCTCATGATGCGCGCCATCAAAATCATCAACTCCACCCATAAGCAGTTTATACCTCAATGTCATTTCTCTCTCCACTTAATCATCTCGCGTCGCGGCATAGTGACGCGGTTATACTCATCAACTTCAAAATTCTCCCTAATCAAATCATACATCTCATCCTTTGGCATATCAGCCAGCGCCACATAGCAACGGGCAAAGTAGCGAACATCACGGAGTGTCAGCGGCTGCCGCTTCTCCACAATGCTGGTGATAATGTCCATCGGCTCTCGTCGTGGTCTTGGCATATTTACTACTCCTTCTCGAAAAACATCTTGACGTTTCTACATCACTTAGTCAATACTTATTGACGTAGATTGTACCACAACGGAAAAGGTGATGTGGAATGAGTGCAGAAAAAGTAATAACAGAAAGATGTGAGTATTTACGCTCCATGCTTGAAGCTCGCGGATTAAGCGCTGAAGACATTGACCTGTGTCTTACGCATCTCACAAACGCGGTCCTTGAAGGGTATCATCAGGGGCAGGTCGATTACTCGACCGGGGTGCTCCCTGAACTACTGAGAATGGCAACGGTTGGTAAATTTTGAGGAGCACACAATGACAACTGATGAACTGTACGAAAAATCGTTAATTCAGCGATTGAATGAAGTTGAACGCACCCGTGAATGGCTGGAGTGTGAGCTGAGAGAAGTGCGCAACCGCCTGCAGCGCAAGCGCAGTCAGCAGAAAGATGTTATCGACTGGTCAGGTGATACACCTAAATTTAACAACTTAGGAGAATGGATAAAATGAGCGCACCACATATGCCGATGATGAATGAACAGGGATTCTTGAGCTGCCCATTCTGTGGCGGGAATGAAGTTTACTTGAATATTGATTTAGTGCTTGTGTCTGTCGAATGCGGAGATTGCTGTGCAAGTTCAGGTGAATGGGGTTCACCGGAAACTGCTGTCAGGCACTGGAATACCCGCAACGGACACCTCTACACCGCCGAAGACTTCAATCAGGCAGCAGAGGAGCGCGATTATGGATTATAAATCACAAATCATGCGCGTGATTATGATGCATCCGGGAGCAACGCGTGCATACATTGAGAAGCACTGCGGAGGAAAGCATTCAAGCACCACAACACATCGCCTGCATGAGATGCTGGCGCTTGGCTTTATTCGCCGCGAGAAGTCAGTGATTCGCGGCGGCAAGTGGCAGTACAAATACTTCATCTCTGATGATGCGGCAGGTATTGATGATGCAATTAAGTGCCACTTACTTGAAAACGCTGGCGCAGAGGTGAAAGAAATCAGTTTAGCCACTGGCGTTGATTATCGCATCGTGAAAAGCCGCATCCGCATTATGTTTCATAACGGCGATGTAACGCGAAGCTATGACCACCACAAGAAGCTGTGGCGTTACTCATGGCATGAACAGGAAGTAAGTGTGAGCAGCCTGTTTAATTCACTTCTTCGCAATGTAAGAGGTCATCATGGGGAAGTACAAACGCAAGAAGCAAGAGTATGAGCCATTACCGCCATGCGAAATGTCAGGAATGCCGCAGCAGGAAGATGTGATTCTCACGGATGCTGAGTGGCGCAAGGTGGCAAAGGTGCAAATCATGTTCCGCAAACTTGCTGAGGACATACTAAATGAGATGGGCTATTAAGCATAAATCCGGCAGAACTCTGTTTGTAACATCAGATGAGTTTATTGCCAATAACCGTAGAAAGATGGGCTGGATAGTGGAGGAAGTGAAGATGACGAGTAGAGAACAGTTTGAGCAGAAAATTAATCACGCATACGGGGAAGATTATCTGGTGGTTAATGATGACGGTGATTACGTTAACTGGATAACAGCTGACTTATGGGAGTTTTGGGTTGCATCTCGCTCAGAAATTGAGATTCAAGCGTGTCCATGCCCAAACGATCATGGCCCGAATGTTGATGACCATTATCGCGAGCAAATTAATAACGCAGGCTTAAAGGTGAAAAAATGATTATCCAGTTAAACGACATCATGAAAGCAGACATCATTCAGCTTGAAGACTATGACATGCAACTGGCATTTGAAATCGAAACTGTTGAGCGTCAACTGCAATATGCAGATAAGAAGAATGACCGAGTCTGGCATGAGAAAGCACTCAAGGCGCGCGACCACATGAAGCGCACACGAGCACTTATTAAAACTCGTCTGGATAAGCTGTATTTTGGCGAAGAAAGGATGATTCACGGGGCTATATTGGCGCAAATACGCAAGGAAATGCCTATTGGCAAGTTTATGTCATACGTGCACCGCGCAAAACAGGAGGCTGGGTTGGTATGATGCGCATGTATCAGTGCTACAGGTGTGGTGAGTCAAAGGATTGGTATAGATTTAACCCTGGTCAAAAATATTGGACTAGAAATTGTATTCGTTGCGAGAAATCGCCAGTGGGGTCAATGCCAGTTAGAGAGGATTCATCTCACGTGTTTCATAGTCGCAAGATAATGAGGGTATGTAAATGATTCCATTACTGTGGATATTGTCAGCTTACGCATTCGCAAGGGTATTTGAGGCTGATACTCTGTACCAGATGATTTGCTATGGCGCCCTGTTCTGTCTTTCGGGTGCTGCGCTAGCATTCATGGATGATGTGATTTCAGACTAACACCGTATATCTTTTGTTCATCATGGGCTGCTATCATTTAATCAGGAGGTAGCTCATGAACATAATCCCTATCACTTACTTTCTCACGCTCTACGCGCTCACTGATTCGCCATTATTCGCACTGGCTACCGCCTCATGGTGCTACATCTCCCTGTGTTATAATTCGACCACAAACTAACCGTGGAGAGTTAACCATGATTGTCAAGATTGGCGATAAGTGGGTGGTCAAGTCGAAAGACGGCTCACAGCAATTTGGCGAATACGACACAGAAGAAGCCGCCAAAAAACGCCTTGCAGAAGTGGAGGCATTCAAGCACATGAATAATAAATTGCAGGTTAACGTCCTGACGACCATCAATTCCGCAAGCAATATCAGTGAGCAAATCATTGATGGCGACCCGCACTACGTGATCAAAAACGTCGTGCCAGTGGTTGACGATGTCGTGATGAACAATGGCCTGTATCCTGGCGAGGAAATCCGCAAAAGCTATCACGGACTTGATGGTAAGCCAGCGCCATATAATCACCCGATGATTGACGGCAAGTACGTCTCCGCAAGCATGACGCGAGCTGCTAACCAATTCAGTGTTGGGGCATGGATTGAAAACTCATCCCATGATGGCAGCAAGGCGCTGGTAGACCTGAAGGTTAACAAGGTCATCGCCGAACGCTCGGAGAAAGGTCAAGAGTTGCTCGGTCGCATTGAGGCGCTAATGAACTCTGCTGAAGGCGCTGAGCCAATCCATGTATCTACTGGCTTATTGCTCAACCGCGAAGCTGCGGAAGGTACAAGCAAAGGCAAGAAATACTCATGGATTGCGCGCAACATGGAGTGGGACCATCTCGCAATCCTGCCACCGGGAGTACCGGGAGCCGGAACGCCAGAAGATGGCGTGGGAATCTTTGCCACTAACGGCGAGCAAATCGAACGCATCACCGTAAACCTTGAGGATTCAACCGTGCCAGACGAAAGCGCTAACAAGATTAATTATAAATCGTGGCTACACAAAGCCATCAACTACATCACCAACAAATCAGACCTGTCATTTGAGAACATCAGCGAACAGATCCGCCAGATTCTGAAAGCTGAAGTCGGCGAAGAAGTCTGGCCTTATATTGTGGCTGTGTACGACGATCGCGTCGGGTTCGAAATCAAAGGCCAGATTTTTCAGCAGTTCTACATCGTTGAAGATGATGTGGTAAAATTGGTCGGTGAGCGGGTCAAGGCTGTTTATAAGACTGAACTTGAGCCGGTAAAATCAACTGAAGGGGAAATCTCAATGACGAACGAGGAATTACAGGCGGTACTCGCTGAAGCCCTCAAGCCGGTTCAGGAATCGTTGACAGCTGTCAACCAGAAGCTGACCGACATCGAAGCTGAAAACGTTAAGCTGAAAGAGCAATTGCAGGCGAATACCGAGCAGGAAGAAACCGCGATGCGTGCTGCTATCATCGCTGAACTTAAACTGCCGGAATCCGCTGTGAATGCACTGAAAGGCGAAGCACTGCGTGAAACCTATGCGCTGACCAGCAAGCCTGCTGCGCTGAAGGGTGGCTTCCAGCCGAACCACGCTGATGACGATTTTGATATGGAGGCACCTGAATAATGGCTACTATCCGTTATGGCACCATCATTGGTGGCCCAGCTCGCAAGAACGACCCGCAGATTCGCGAAGGCATCATGAACGCCGCATTGCAGCCGGGCGCACTGGTTGATTTCAACACCGATGACAAAATCATCGCGCACGCTACCGCTGGCGGTCAGGGTTTCCCTTACGTGCTTCAGCATAACTACCTCGGTGGTGGTGATGTGTCTGAGGCTGTTCCGGTTAATGCTACTGGCATGGCTGTGCAATGTGAATTTGGCGTCACCTATCATGCGCTAGTTGCGCAGAGTTCAGTGCTGAAGAAAGGCACTCCGCTGGCAAGTAATGGTGCTGGTGCGCTTAAAGTTGCTGGTAATGGGGACAACATCCTGTTCTATTCTTATGAAACTTATACTGTTGCCTCCGATGGCGCTGAACTGGTTGCAGTTCGTCGTGCTGGCAATGCTTCCATGCCTGCTGGAGAATAATGATGGAAAAGATTATTTTTACCAAAGATTTGGTAGCCAACTCCGCAGTGGTGGCTGACCAGTGGAAACATCTCACTATCGACCGCAAGGTATTCTGCAACGCGGAAGCTGAACTGGCGAAAACTTACGGTGTTAACGCCACCGCACTGGTAACGAAAGATTACTGGCGCGACGTGGACAACGTCACCACCCGCGTTTTCCGCAACGAAGCTGGTCAGGACATGATGGCTGACCTGATGGGTATCGCGGCAAACATCAACATCGGTAAGACTGTGGCAATCAGCCGCATTGCTTCCGATGCTGGTAAGGTCGTCCGCACCCTGTCTGGTCAGGAGCCGGAAGATTTGGATAAAACTCGCTACGATTACACTGGCGATGTGATTCCAATCTTCAAGACTGGCTACAGCCGCGAATGGCGCGAACTGCTGGGTATGCAGTCTGAAGGTTTCGACCCGCTGCTGGACGATCAGGCTAACGTCACCTTTAACCTGCGTTCCGACATGGCGCAGTATCTGCTGACTGGCGACCAGACTCTGAACGTGAACGGCGTTTACACTGGTTACGGTATCACCAACCACCCGAACACTGTTCAGGTTAACCTGAATGCCTCCGGCGGACTGAATATCGACCTGCAAACCGCAACGCCAGACCAAATCGTAACCTTCTTCAATCAGGATTTCCAGGGTATTCTGGATGCGCAGAACGTATTTGAGCAGGTGACTCTGTGGGTTTCCCCGGCAGTGCGTCGCAGCTTCATGCGTCCGTATTCTGATGCGGCGGGATTCAAAGGCGGCACAGTTGAGCAGTACATCACGCAGTTCGGTAACGGTCGTATCGGCAAGATTGGCACCAACTTCCTGCTGACTGGTAACCATTTCGTTGGCTACGTTCGCAACGACATGTACATCCGTCCGCGTGTTGCTCAGCCTGTTTCCACCTATGCGGCAGCTCGCGTCAACCCGCACGATAACTTCAACTTCCTCGTGTGGTCTGCTATGGGCCTGCAAATCCGTAAGGATTTCACTGGTAAGTCCAAGGTGTTCAACGGCTACGGTACGCAAACTCCGCAGTAATAAAAAGGGGCGAAAGCCCCTTTGTGAATTTGAGGTGAATAATGGCCAAATACGAAGTCATCGCACGCGGAATCTTTGTTAAAGAGAAAGGCAAGATTCGTGAATTGCAGCTTGGCGAGGTGATTACCGAACCAGACGAGCATCTGCTACCAAAGCTGCGCATTATGCCAGAACTCGAAAAGTCTTTCGAAGTCGCAACACCACAACAAAAGACGACAAAGAAAAAGAAAGCAGAGTAAACAAAACCCGCATAATGCGGGTTTTTTATTGCTACAGACGCATCGGCATAACAACAATCTTCGCAGTCTCGCCAGATGGCGCACTAAGACAGCAAACTGCGGCATTTGTGTTTCCATTCAGTTCAAATTTGACACCACAGAATTTAGGATTAAATAGCTTTGCTGCTTTCTCAACATCAACAAGGTAGCCAGCATTAAAGCCAATTTCCTCTGCTGCTTTAGTTTCTTTTGGTATCACGCGGTCAATATCAGGGAATCTACCATCAATCTCTTCGCAGATACCAGCACCAACCATCTCGCCAGCCTCATCATGATACGTCGCAATTTTCGACTTGGTATCAATGATGGCGTACTCATAACGTTTTGTTGGTGACTTTCCAATCTTGATAATCACATTTTCTGTCAGCTTGTTGTCATGACTGCCACCAATGAATGCGCGATGACCGTCAGTTGACGCAATGCGACCATCAAGCATAAAGCAGATGCCGTTCAGGTAGTAGCGCACATCATTGCGCGCCTGAAAGATTAATGCTGACTCAAGTAATAATTTACTGATTTTTAGTTTCATTCAACCACCTCGCATTCATTTATGGAAATAAGAATAGTGTCGCCATTTCTATGGTCAAGGCATTCATATCCGATACCATAATCACAAATCACATCAAGAACATCACCTATATTAAAGCCAAACTGAGCCATGCATCCTTCATGTTCTTCATCAGAGTAATCCAGATTTGTGATTCTTACTTTCTTTGATGCCTTCATATATTCTGCCATCACTTCACCTTAATCATGTGCTGTTTTGCAACTTTCAGGCATTCTTCAAAAATGCCACCCTTCTTTGCGCTCTGATTGCGCTTGTAATACTGGATTGCCGCTTCAATTGCCATCTGGTCTATGTCAGGTAGCTTGGCTCGCAGCTGTTTTTCGATGAATTGTTCGGCGTTCATCCTAAAATCCTTTTTTTGGCTATTTCAAAATATTTATCATCTTTTTCGATTCCGATAAACCTGCGCCCTGTATTCACGCAGGCAACGCCGGTGGTTCCGCTGCCCATGCAGTTATCCATGACTGTGTCGCCTTCATTGGTGTACGTCTTGATCAGGTATTCCATCAGCGCGACTGGTTTTTGTGTTGGATGTACAGTCTTACCCTCTGATGCAATTGACAAAACAGACCTTGGATACCCAGTTTGTCGCTGGGTGTACTTGCCTGACTCTGTTTGTCTTATTTCGCCATA